GGGGATTAGGATGCGTACGCTTGTCAGATCAGTAGGACGTGCGTCCATTGGTGGTGAGCCTTTGCCTTCCTGCTTCAGGGCTTTTGAGTCAAATCAAATCATCATTAGACGTGCCGAAGTTTCTATGTTCGCTGCTACACCCGGGGCCGGTAAGTCTACGTTGGCATTAGCACTTGCGTTGAAGATGAAAGTCCCGACGCTTTACATAAGTGCTGATACCAACGCACATACTATGGCTATGCGTCTTGCTTCTATGATATCTGGCAAAAGTCAGAGCGATGTTGAGCATCTGATAAACACTGATGTTGGTTGGACTAAGGCTACACTAGCCAAATCCAGCCACATTGTGTGGTCGTTTGACTCAAGCCCTACGTTACAAGACGTTGATGAAGAGGTTCGTGCGTTTGAAGAACTATGGGGTTGCCCTCCGACGTGTATCATTGTAGATAACCTCATGGATGTAGCCACCGATGGTGGCGAAGAGTTTGCGTCTATGCGAGCGATTGTGAAGGAGTTGAAATACCTTGCTCGTGCAACCAACGCAGCGGTCATTGTATTACACCATACTTCCGAGGCTGTTGCGGGAACTCCCTGCCAACCACGCAGTGCTATACAAGGTAAGGTGGCTCAACTTCCAGCACTTATTTGCACCCTCGGTGTCGTTGGCACCTCAATGTGTGTTGCCCCAGTCAAGAACAGATATGGTAGAGCAGACGCTGCCGGGTCTCTGATGACCTGGGTTGCTTTTAATCCTGAATATATGTTCCTAGATGATATACCGGAGAATGTCTAATGCCAGTACCACAAGGTGAGATCACCACAACAGAGACCATGAGTAACCTAGTATCTGAACCATATGGAGTATTGAATGTTATACTCTGGGAGCAGTGGAGGGAAACTCTACCCAATGAGCCAAGCTATATGGCAAGCAAAATACTTAAAGCACTAACCGAACGTGGTTGGAAGTTGGTAAAGAATGAATAGCCAAGAACTTATTGCCGCTTTGAATAGCAAGTTAAAGTTACATCAAGAAGTACTAAAGGAAAATGCTACTGGTTTAGTTAAGTGTCCCAGTTGTGACAAACTTATTCGTAATCATGAGTATACCAAAGGATTGATTTATGCCTATCGAGATGTAATGAGTTTGGTGGCATACCATGACGAGCCGTAAATCACATAAACAAAGGGGAGCAAGATTTGAAACCGAAGTCAAAGATTATTTTCGTTCTCGCGGATATTCTGCAGAACGCTTGGCAAGGACTGGACGAAACGACGAAGGAGATGTTGTCGTACATGAAGATTTCCTCGGACAAACCGGAATCGTCGAAGCCAAAGCCCCCGGTCAATCGGGTCGCATTGACCTCTCTGGCTGGACAAAAGAAGCTCAGACGGAAGCTGGAAATTATGCGAAGGCAAGAGATATACAACCGGGTGAAATCCTCGCAGCGGTCATCATCAAAGCTAGAGGAAAAGCAGTAGAAGAATCTTACGTAGTTTTTAGGCTGGGTGATTTGTTTGAGTGACCTGCCATCTATCAAATTAGTATTGGAGCATTATGGAGCAAGTATTAAAAAATCATCTGGGCAGGTCAATCTCAAGTGTCCGTTCCATGACGATACACACCAGTCAGGTACGGCAAACCTCGACCGGCAAATATTTATATGTTTCGCATGCGGAGTATCTGGAAACAGTTTACAAATTATTGGAAGACAAGAGGGACTAGGTATACATGAAGCACTTAAGTTCTCAGAGGGCATTACTGGGGATGGCAGCGGAAAAGTACGCGGAGCATATCTCGCAGGCATACGACTACCTAAAAAACAGAGGCATTACTCAGGAAGCATCACGGCTGGCGCGATTAGGCGTAGTCGTGGAGCCTGAGCCGGGCCACGAAGCGTATGTTGGTAGGCTTGCTATTCCTTACATCACCAAGTCTGGTGTTGTCGATGTACGTTTTCGCTCTCTCAATCCTGCAGTTGAGCCTAAGTATATGGGCTTGACTGGAGCAGAGACACACATGTACAACGTGTTGGACATAGACAAAGCCGGAGATTATATTGGGGTGTGCGAAGGTGAGTTGGATACAATTACTTTATCTAGTTGTGTTGGCATTCCTTGCATCGGTGTCCCTGGCGCCAACAGTTGGAAGAAACATTATACTCGTATGCTTGCGGACTTTGAAAGGGTGTACGTGTTTGCCGATGGAGATCAACCTGGTACCGAATTCGCCAGGGGTCTTGCCAGAGAACTACCAGTTACGATTATACAATTGCCAGATGGGGAGGATGTAAACAGTGTCTATACAAAATATGGGTCAGAGTTCATCAGGGATAGAGCCAAACTTAATGGATGAAATGAATATATGCGGTGAATGTGGAGAAGTATTTGCTAACGCATTCGAAGCGGTCGATCACTACTGGCAGGCAGAAGAAATGCCAGGCAAGTTTGAACCACAGTTGCGTTTACCCGGCGATTATTCTCTTAAGCTTGGTACAATGCTCAGAGAAATATATGTTGCTGCTAAACGTAAAGATGTAGAACTCATCAAAGATATGACCGAATCTGCATACATGACCCTTTATCTATCTGCTACCGAGCCGGATTATGTAGAAGAATTCTTTCAAGAGAAGACGATATTCAAAGCCATGAAGGGTATTGATGGAGTACTGAAGGACATATTAGATGAACATAAAGAAGATGGAAGATGAGGAAATATGGCAGATTATAACCTACCTAAAAAATCACGGCCTGGCGATAGAGACGAATGGTATAAAACGTGGCACGAACTACCTTCTCGTAACGTTACGATTCCCGCTACTGACTTCGAGCGTTCAGTACGATCTATCTACAGAGAATTAGAAGAACTTCTTCTCAGTAAGCATAAAGACTACGGGTCACTCAACATCTCTGCTTCACCTGGCGGTGCCATCAATGGATTACGTGTACGCATGCACGACAAGTTGGCTCGTATCAATAATTTATACGACAAACCACAAGATCAACCAATGCATGAACCACTGGAAGACTCATTCAAAGATATTGCAAACTATGCAATCATCGGGCTTATGGTTCTCCGGGAAAAGTGGGATAAATGAAAACGATAGTATGCGTATCAGACTTACAAGTACCATATCATGATAAGCGCGCAGTAGATAATCTAGCCAAGTTTATAAGGGCTTTTAAACCCGACATGGTGGTGTCTGTCGGTGACGAGATGGACATGCAAACCATCAGTCGCTGGGCTAAAGGTACGCCATTGGAGTATGAACGTAGTATAGGCAAGGATAGGGATGCCACTGTTCGCGTGCTTGAGGACCTTCGGGTTGACCATATGATTCGCAGCAACCATACTGACCGTCTGTTTAACACAGTCATGTTGCGCTCGCCGGGGTTGCTTGGGTTGCCTGAGCTAAACCTAGAAACATTCCTTAAACTGGACGAACTTGGCATCAAGTACCACCGCAAACCATTCAACTTAGCTCCGGGTTGGATTCTCCTACATGGTGACGAAGGCAACGTCAGCCACACTGGTGGGCTTACGGCCCTTGGCTTGGCCAAGAAGGCTGGTGTTTCTGTTGTATGTGGGCATACACACCGACTGGGTCTTAGTCACTTCACACAGTCATACATGGGTGGCAAAGCACATACTGTGTGGGGCTTGGAGGTTGGCAATCTTATGGATTCTAAGAACGCACTGTATATCAAAGGTGGTCTTTTTTCGTGGCAGCAAGGCTTTGGCATCCTGTATGTTGATGGCAATACTGTTACTCCGTCCATCATTCCCATTAACAAAGATGGATCATTCTATGTACATGGGAAGCGTTGGGGATAACCATGAGTAACTTTAATGATGGAATGACAATGGATTGGGAACGCATACAAAAGTGGGAGTTTGTAGTTACTGCTGTCTCTTCTGATTATCATAAGAAATTTCCGATGGTAGAACTGGAAGATATCCGTCAGTCATTATATGAATGGTTTGTAGAACACCCCAATAAGTTAGATGAATGGGAATCTATCGGTGAGAAAGACGCTAAGAATCTAATCTATAGATCGCTTCGTAATCAAGCATTGGATTATTGTCAGTATTGGAAAGCCAAGAGCCTTGGCTATGAGAAGGGTGATTTATTTTACTACGAACCCGATATCGTAGAGGCTCTGTTGCCCTCTGTCATACGAGGGGAAATGACTGTGTTGCAAAAACTAAATTTAGGTAGACCCGGTAAACCATCTGCTCCATCTGAAGGCGGCAACCTTATGGTCATGCTCATTGAAATAGAGAGCGCCTATCATGCTCTTGAAAAAGAGGAAAAATTACTGCTTTTTTATAGGTACGGAGAGAGCATGGACTTTGATGAAATAGCCCGTACCATGAATGCTGGGTCACAAGATGCTGTGCGTATGAAGCACCGAAGAATAATCAAGAAACTCATAAAGAAAATCGGTGGGCTGAAGCCGTTTAAAGATAACGACACAGCCCAACCGACTGATGTGATAGAGGATTAATTAATCTTTTCCTCTATGAGTAGAAGCAGATAGGTCATGCCGATGCAGGCAGATACACCTACCATTATGCTTACCATATCACACCATATGGTACTGGGTCTTCGTGCTCAGCAGGGTCAGACCAAGTAGCCTCACTTAATTCTTGATAGAAGTATTCTTCTGGTGTCATGTCTGGGTTAACCTCGCTGAATCTACGTTCCTCTTCAGGCGTCAAGTCGTACAGTATCATCTTGCTCCGTATCGTAATAGGTCTTAGCCATTCGGGTAATCATAGGGTGTAAGTAACCAAGCAATTGTTCTTCAACATAATTATCGAACTCATCACCTGGTTCACTAATCCAAAAGTCATACCACTCGTCGAACAGTTCTTCCATTTTTCTCTTAATTGCTTTTTCTTTTAGTTCTTCTTGTGAGTTTAAGAAATCCATTATCCTCCTTTCGAGTAGAATCCTGAACCTTTGAATACTGTTGGTGTTGGTTGCCATACTCTTGAGGTTAGTTCACCGCAGCAAAGCGGTATTACTTCTTCCTCAAGGATACTTCTTGTAGTAACGTGTGTGCTAGCGCATGATCTACACACATACTCGTATGTAGCCATTACGATTCGAACCTGTACTTTGAACCACGCTTACCCCTTGCTCGCATTCTGATGGGTTCAGGTGCGTAAGCACACTCAAGAGCGGTCAAGTGGAACACTTCAAACGAAGCTTTGTTATTTTTATTGGCCACAAGATTATAGTCACCAGTGATTTCTTTATTACAAGAATCACACATGAGATCAATATCATCTGGTTGCCATGTCTTTAGTACCACTTGTGCTCCTTCCAATACGACCATGCTTTACATGGTGTCCCGTACCTATGGTAGATATACTTTAACCCTTGCTCAACTTGGTATGTAGGGTGTGTGCGTGGGTCAAGTCCGAGAAGTTGTGGGATACCGCCTGCGTTTTTCCCATTAACTTTTATCTTATTATAAGATTGTGGATTCCAGTTGGATTCTTTAGTCCACAACTTCTCAAGACATTTCCATTGTTTCTCGACCCACACTTCCAGTTTACCAACAGCGAAGGTCTTGCTGTTGGTCATGCTCCATTTCTGTATGCTGGGTCGAACCGCTTCCCTTTGCGGTATCTGTATGCGTACAGACTTGTCTGTGTGATCGTGAACGATAGACACAGTAAGCATGACTGCTAGTGTTACAAAAACTATGCCTTGCTTATCAGGTTTTTTAATGAGCGCACCTTCTTAGCGAAGTCAACTGCCATGATAGTAGTCGCGGTGTTGAGTGGATAACCGCTGAACGCCATGCGTTCACCAGCCATAACCCCACCCCATACACCATTTTCAATATTCTCTGGCAACATACCTTGTTCCAGGCATTGTTCCTTTATCGGGCAGTGAGAACATATCTCAATGGCTTTGAGTGTTCTCTCTACCCGAAGGAATAGTTCTTTAGTGCGAGGTCTGCCAGGCCCTCTGTTGTCATCTGTATCTGAGAACCACAAGTCTGGGTCGTGGTAGTCAGTACATAATCCGACAAGGTTACTGGGCATTGTATGTCCTCTCTAGATTTCCGGCACATCTGTTGGGGTAGTAATAGGCTTGCCGTCAGTCTGAGACAAGAACCAGTGGTCGTAATCTGTTGCGGGGAACCTATCTTGTAGGTCTGTCCGTATCATATCTACGGCAGTGCTGATATCAACATCTTCCGGTAGATCAGTAGTGTCGTATGCCACCATGTAGTTGGCTAGGATTCGTGGTGGTAGGCTCATGCGAAGTAAGTGTCATTCTTCGCATCATAGATAGGCTTGACATACCCATCAAGACGCGTGAACTTGGCGATGAGACCCTGTTCACCTGAGAGATGGCGATAAGTACCATCACCCAAACTAATCCACACAGAGGAATCGTTGAAGCGATCATTGTTAGGAACCGCCTTCACAATAACACCGCGTTGGTGTGTTGGACTGAAGAACTCAGCAACCATAGTCAAGTCGCTGTCGTTCGTGTTGCTTGCGTGTTGTCGCACTGCTTGTGCGAAAAGGGAGAGTTCTCCCATGTTATTCTCCTTCTTTTATAATCGTATGACCCTGCGCCATACGAAACTTGGTGAGCAGTTTATCCACTTGCTCAGGTGGCGAGAGGCGCACTAAATACTTTACCATTGTACCCAACCTTTTTTATAGGGGTCGGGCTTCTTACTGGGGTAGCAAAGGCACTCTTGCCACATACTACCACAGTCTAGACAACAACCGCACCAGATACAATAATAATCTTCTGTCCACAGGTCTGTCTCTTGCTGGCAGGAATCACAGGTAACCCACATGGGTTCCTCCGATGAATCCCTCTCGTAATCATCATACTTCTTCCACCAGTCCTCATCTGTCTGATATGCCGGACTTGTCGTAATTGTCGTAGTTGTAGTAGTTGGTACATATATGGGCGCTGGTTTGTACCCTTCGTTGCTCCACCATATACCATCGACCCACTTGCCAGAGTCCTCGTTGATGAGATACATCTGATAAGTAAGGCGTGGGTCAACGGACAAAATACACATCTTACTGCCATACGCCCACGAACTGATGAACTCCATCATGTACGGGTTGTCTAGTGATTCGATACCGACACCAGGCAACCAGTCCTCAGCAAAGATACGCGTATCACTACGCTTATCATCTTTGGCTGGCACGATATCTAGCATACCATTGTGCGCTAGATATATCTGGTCAGAACCATCAACCATAAACGGGTGGCAATTCTGCTCGTTCTTTACACCATGCGTGGCATATCGTGAGTGCCACATGGCATACCCGTCAGGATACTGCTCACGCATACGCAGGAACTCGTTTATCATCTTGCGGGCAGACATACCCCTATTGCTGATAATGGTATCACCAGCAACTATGGCATAGCCGAACCCATGAGGATTCTTACAAGAAGCGTTCTGTAATTCCTCTCGTTTTGGTACATGGTGCGGTTCGCACACCGCCAACAGACACATATATTTCACCCCCTTCTAGGCGTTGAGTGTCTCAAGGTTCTTGAGATTTATTGTAGAGACTCGTGGCATACGATTGTAAGCGTCAGGATATATTCCGTTGTTGGCTTCCACATAATCGTACAAGGCTTCCCATGATAGCAAACCCTTGATTACATCATTAGCCCTCAAGTCGCGGGTATATTCTATCATGGCTTGCGTTAAATCAAGACACGCTAAGATACCTTCCTTCCTCATAGTACCTCGGAAGAACCGCAACTCTATCGTATGTTCGTTGTAGGTATTGACCGCGCTGTTGCGCTCACCCCTACGATTCATCTTAGACTTGTAACTTCTGTGTGGTACTCCATATTCGTCAAACTCCCAGACATCTTGGAAGGTTGCGTAGCGTGTAGTTCTGCCAGCAAACTTGGACATCATCATGGGATTACCAT